GGCCAAATTGTGCAATTCGATACGCCAGCAAATGCATCGACCGGAAAAGTATTATTCAAATCCGGTTCATTGATTCCAGCATCGGTCAAGCTAAATCTTGAACACGATTCAAAGCGACCAATTGGAAAAACGCTATCAATGGAGCTTGCACCAGATGGCAAGTCAATCAATGCCACTTTTAAGATTTCAAAGACCACTGCCGGCTCAGATGCAATCCAAGAAGCGATGGATGGACTTCGCGATGGATTCTCAGTTGAAGCAAATGTCGCAGATCATGGATTTAACGAGGACGGCACAATGGTCGTGAATTCAGCGACTTTGGTCGGCGTCGCACTAACACACAACCCAGCATTCGATGAAGCTCGCGTCAGTCATGTCGCAGCGACTACCGAAGTCACACCAGAAGAAACACCAACCGAAGGAGACGCAGTGGATACCACTACCGAAAAAACAGAAGCACCAGCCGTTGAATCGGTAGAGGCTTCAGCGAACGTCGTGCATGCTAACAAGCCAGCACCATATTTCACTTCACCACGATCACCAATTGTAAATCTTGGTTCATGGATGGAACACTCAATCAAAGCTAAGTTGAACCCAATGTCAGATTCTGCAATTTACGTTGCAGCAGCTAACGATGACCTTGGAACTACTAACCCAGCTTTCAACCCAACACGTCAGCTTGCAGAAGTTATCAATGGCTTAAGCAATGGAACTCGTGGAGCAATTGATGCAATCAGCCGCGGCACTTTGCCAGATTCTGGGCTTCAATTCGAAATCCCAAAGATTTCTCAAATTGCGACCGTTGCAGCAGTTGCAGAAGGCGGCGCAGTTTCAAACACTGGAATTGAGTCAAGCTTCATTTCGGTTCCAATTACACGCTTTGCTGGACGTAATATACTTACGACAGAAATCATCGAGCGTAGCTCACCAGATTTCTTTAACGAGCTTGTTCGAATCATGGGCGCATCAATGGCCTTTGCTCAGAATAAATATGTCGCAGATCAAATCAAGACAGATGCAGTAGCTGATGGAACTTCAACAGCTAACACAGCTGCGGGATTGATTGGATATGTCAGCCGCGCAAATGCAGCCGTTTATGCAGGCACACAACGCTTTGCACAAAACATCTTGGTATCGCCAGCACAATGGACAAATATCATGGGCTACAATTCAAGCGGAATTCCGCTGTTTAATGCTTATCAGCCATCTAACCAAGCTGGTCAAGTTAATGGACAATCACAGCGCGGAGCAGTCCTTGGCTTGAATTTCTATGTCGATAACTCTGGCGAATTTACTGGACAAGGCGATGATTCAATGGTCGTCCTTCAGCCAGATGCATTCACATGGTACGAGAGCGGCAACTATCGTCTTGATGTCAATAAGCCATCTGACGGAACAGTTGAAGTCTCACTGAATTCTTATGGTGCATGCGCCACAAAGATTGCAGCTGGCGGATTACTAGTCATCAGCTAAAAACTAATCATCGACCACAGCCGCTCCCGGATGTGGTCGAGCAGTAGAAGGGAACGGAAATGCCAATTGTTACCGCAGGAGAATTGCGATCAATACTTGGTGTTTCCGTGTCTCTTTATTCTGACGCATATTTAGAGCAGATGATTGCAAGCGCGGAGCTTACGATTCTGCCATTGCTTACTGGATACCAATCAGCAGTCACAGAAGTCTTTGTAGAAAATTCAATTGCCTATTACGGAACTCAGCGCGTCAATTATTTCGTGCCGGGTCAAGATGTCGTCATTACCGGGTGCGGCGTTTATGATGCGACAGTCACAGTCACAGATGATCGCATTGCTCCAATGGTCTTTACGTCTGCAACGGGGCAAGCAGACAGCACATACACCATCCCAATCATTCCGAGCGGGCTTGCGTGTATTGATGGGGCAACCGCCGGCGATTTATACTCTGGCGTTGCTCCCATTAAGTCAGCAATCCTTGTCGTGGCCGTTGAAGTATTCCAAAGCGTTACAGCTCCGGGTAATCAAATTATGAGCGACCAATTTCAGCCGTCACCATTCGTCCTTGGCCGCAGCTTGACCAATCGCATCGTCGGCTTGCTTGGGCCATTTCTTGAAGTCGAAACTCTTTGCTTATGACAATTGAAGCCGACATCCGCACACCATTGCAGACTGCACTTTCAACCATTGCAGCCAATGTCTATAACGGCATTCCAGAGGCAATGACTAGCCCATCAATTTGCATTGTTCCAGATGCACCATATTTGGAAAGTACGCTAATCAATGGAGCAACTACCAAAGTCAAAATCAATATGCTCATCACCGGCGTCGTCGGTTATTCGAGCAACGCAGCAGCTTTGACCAACCTTGAAGATTTAATGATTTCAATCATCTCAACTATGCCGGCCGGATACGTCGTCGGAGATGTCAGCTCACCCACACCTTTGGAAGTCGGCGCAGGAAAATTCTTGACGGCTGATTTGCAAGTCTCAACCTATTACACCGACTAAGGAGAAATCATGCCAACAACTATCATCACGGGCAGAGACATCACTTTCACCATTGCTGGTGATAGTTATGATGCTCAAGCTACATCAGCGACTTTGACTGTTGATTCAACAATCAACACATATCAGACACTTGATGGAAAAGCGTATTACACAACAGACACACAGGGAACTTTCGCGGTCGAAATGCTTGCAGACTGGGGAGCAGCATCATCACTATGCGAAGAACTTTGGACAGCTGCAACAAGCGCACCAAATACTGGTCTTTCCGTCATCTTTGGAGCAGATTCAGGCGCATCATTTGCGTTCGATGTCCAGCCAATCTTGCCATCAGCAGGCGGCACTGCACCAGATGCTCAAACAGTATCTCTTGCATTCACTTGCGTGACCACACCAGTCTTAACAATCAGCTAATAAAGGAGCCGGGAGCATGAAACTAAATATCGAGGTTACATACCAAACTGGAGAAGTCGCTACCTATACGGCGGCTCCCCCAGAGTGGCAAAAGTGGGAGCAAAAGACTGGATTCACAATTCAGCAAGCAGAAGAAAAGATTGGCATTTCTGATCTCTTATTTCTAGCCTATAACTCAATGAAGCGTGAGAATGCCGGCAAGCCGGTCAAGTCTTACGACATTTGGTGTGAAGGCGTTGCAGATATAGGAGCAGGAAACGCAGACCCAAAAGTTACGCCGTCGGAAGTCTCAGCCGAATAGTTGTAGAGCTTGCAATAGCCACAAAGATTCCCATGAGCGAATGGACGACGGCGGAGCAGATTCTTACGGCCTTTGAGATATTGGAGCAGCAACATGGCGGATGACTTTCAAGTTGCTTATGACAAATCCGACTTGCGTCGTGTTACTGCCGCGTTCAAAGCAATGGATGCAGAAGCTGTTGCTCAAGCCAAAGTCGTCAGCGGCGGCTTAGCCACTTACGTCCAAGGCAAGATTGTTCAAGCTGCTGGTCGTCGGCCTAATGATGCGGCGAACAGAATTGCGTCCGGCTCACGTGTCTCCAAATCTTCAAAGATTGGAGAATTGTCATTCGGCTTTGTCAGTCAGAAATTCTCTGGCGGTGGTACAACTCAACAGCTTTGGGGCGGCTACGAATTCGGATCTAACAAGTTTAAGCAATTCCCAATTTGGTCTGGTAGCCAAGGGCGCGGTTCCAAAGGCTGGTTCATTTATCCAACTCTGCGAGCCGAACAGCCCAATATCATTGCCAAGTGGGAAAATGCTTTCACTGAGATATTGAAGGAGTGGTAATGGCCGGACAAAGTAGAACGCTCAAGCTCTCGATTCTGGCTGATGTAGATCAACTCAAGAAGTCGCTCAATACAGCTAACAATGACGTTCAAAGCTCAAGCTCTAAGATTTCAGACTTTGGTAAGAAAGCCGGATTAGCATTTGCGGCTGCCGGCATTGCCGCAGCTGCTTACGCATCCAAGCTGCTCATTGATGGCGTCAAATCAGCTATTGCCGATGAAGCAGCTCAAGCCAAACTCGCCAACACTCTCAAGAATGTAACTGGAGCAACTGACGACCAGATTGCTGCAACTGAGAAATATATTCTAAAGACATCTTTGGCCAATGGAATCACAGACGACCAGTTGAGGCCATCGCTAGATCGCTTGCTTAGAAGCGTCAAGGATGTGACCAAGGCTCAAGAATTGCAGTCTCTTGCGCTTGATATTTCTGCGGGCAGTGGCAAAAGTTTAGAGGCCGTCTCAAACGCGCTTGCAAAGAGTGCCGAAGGGCAGAACACAGCTCTGGGCAAATTAGGCGTGGGCATCAGTGCAGCAGAGCTTAAAACTATGTCATTTGAAGAAATTACAGCCAAACTCAGTGAGACATTTAAGAATCAAGCGTCAGAACAAGCCGACACATTTGCCGGCAAGATGGCTCGTCTCAATGTGGCATTTGATGAAGGTAAAGAGACAGTCGGTTCATTTGTACTTGATGCAATCACACCCATGGTCAATACTTTCGTCAAGGATGTCGTGCCAGCCATTCAGAAATTTGCAGATGAAATCGGGCCAAAGTTGCAGCCAGTAATCAAATTCCTTGGAAGTTATATTCAAGAAGTATTGCTCCCAGCTTTCAAAGGCATTTGGGGATTCATCAATGATTTCTTGGTTCCAATATTTATGTCAATTCTTACGCCAGCCATTAATGGATTGCGTAGTGCATTTGAGAAGGTTCAAAAGGCCATCAGCGATAACTCCGAAGAACTGAAGCCATTGCTAAGTTTCATGAAAGCAGTGGGAGAATTTGCCAGAGATACTTTGGCTCCAATTATCGG